CATCCAAAGGGCGTATAAAAAACCTAAATCATATTTACAATAGTAACACCCTGTAACAAATATAGTTCAAGTTGGTTACAATTACTAACTATGTTAAAAACTATTTTTTCTGTTGAAAACGTAGTGCTGTAATATACACCCAAAAAGGCAGCCATACAAGGCCTGTAAAGATAACACCCATGTATGCGTACCAATGGTAGTTAGATAGGTGCCTCTGATGCCTGTAAATGTTTGTGCAGAGTATTCCCGTATGAAGTAGGAAGCCTACTAAGTAGATAATTAAGATAGTCATATTTTTTTTCTTTTAGCTTTTCGTTTCTTTATTTTAGGCTCAGGAGTGAGCAGTGCTTGAGCTTGTTCTAATTTAGTCAGCTCCTCTTCTAACTGCTTACCTACATCATCTACATATTTTTTAGCACATGGGCCACATGATGTACCTGGGTAATCTAAGTTAGTGTACTTCTTTCTAATCTCACCTATCACCTTCATATCTTGACTCGTTACTCTGTTGTTGAGCTTTAGAGTTTTGATGAAGGCCAGCATGTTCTCAATTACCAATCTATCATCTAAGATAGGCCATTTCTTTGCAGGACAATCCTTAACCGCATACATAGCTAAGTGATCTATAGGGCAGCCACATGGCTTAAATAGATGGCCATTAAGCTCAGTTGGTTTAGCGAAGGGATTGATAGCATTAGTAGGAGGCCCGCACGTCTTATACCGAGTGTTAAACACTTCGCAGCTATTGCAGATTTCAATCCTCGCAGCGTAGTTTTCTTTAGTCATATCTGTAGTGAATTTCTAAGTGTTGTTTTAGCTTTCTGAATAGTCCGGTAAAGATAAGCTAAAGGTATTCCCGTCTCTTTAGCCAGTGCCTGATAGCTGAAATCGTCAAGCGCATAGAGAAAGAATAGCTCACGCTCAAAGTAAGGCAGCCTGCTAATGAAGATATCTAACTGCTCATTCTCTAAGCGCATCCCTACACTCTTGTTCACATCATCCATGATATCATTCTTAAGATCACTGCGTATCTTCTCAAACTTTCTAAGAGTATAATTAAATGAGCTGTTGGTGCTACGTGCAGAAAGCCTAATAGCATTGCTCACATAGTTATTTAGCTTACCTCTATTGTGAATATCTTGCATCTTATCCTTATCTGATTCTAATATCTTAAGTAGCGTATCGTGTAAAAGCTCATCAGCTACATCAGCACGTACCACGCTATAGGCCACCCTGCGCCACTCATTGTAACACTTGTCGAATTCAGAGCGCCATGTAGTCATCTATTACTTTTTTAGCTTCATCAAAGCTTTTGCAGGTACATGCATAGTAGTTATTAGTAATGAGTTTATACTGCCAATCTTTCTGATGCTGGCTCATTACACCCTTACTCGTTTTCATCTCAATAGCTAAGCCAAAGAATGTACCCTTAGCATTGTAGATAAAGATATCAGGAAAGCCTTTTACATATCCTGTTTTTTTCATCTTGACTGCTTGCTTCATAGAAGTTCTTACACCTCCAGCTGAGGCACAGTAAAGCAGCCTTGGATATTTAGCATTAATATAGTTAATAACAGCCTCTTGTATTAGAGCTTCCTCGTTTCTCATGTGTTCAAAATTAGACTATTAACTTATCTCATTTCAACATCTTATTCACATACTTATTCACATAGTATTAAGTGTGATATATTTGACTATCCATTTAGCCTTTTGGTTTAGGTTAACATTGATTATTGATTCTGAGATAGCCTTGCAAACGTGCAGGGCTATTTTAGTTTATAGCTGATGGGGAGTATTTTCCACTATAACTGTCGCAAAAGTCTACTATACTTGCGACATAAAATGGATTGATTTACACTTTTAAGTACGAATAAATGTAATTCATTACACTTTTAATTAGATAAAAGCATACTTGGTATAGTTCCTATTCAATTCAAAGTAAGCTCTCATCATTATAGCATCAGCTATGTCGGGAGATATCCCACCGGTGCGCTGGCTAATGGTATCTTTACTTGTTACTCGCAGCTTACCTTCCTTATCAGGATCTACCCTCCTGATTAACTCAAGCTCTTTGCAGATATCTTCCTGCCATTTAACAGGAAAGGTAATCTCATTCTTATCTATGAGCTCGCCTAACCTAAAGTAACAGTCTGCTTTTAGATTCATGTACTGCGTTCCCCTCACCGCTTTACTGCCATTCATAAATTCTCTGCATCTAAGACTATCTACGAGGCCACCGCCTACCCCATCAGCATCGGCAAGCACATTAGATAGCCTAACACTATACTGATTCATTAAGCGCTGTATCTCTGCCTTTACCTCATCTTGTCTTTTCTGCCTAAGCACTACTATATCTATGCAGCTCAATCCCTTCCATACGCAAAGCACTGTTCTATCTTTACCAAGCCGAGCTATATCCGCAGTGATGTATCCTTCCCCTACATTCATAGGCTCTCTAAAGCAGCGCATCAGCTCATCGTATAAGTATAATCTATCTGAGCTATTATCAAATTCCCAATCCCCCTCAAGCAGTCTCTTTCTATCCGCTTCCGGTAATCGGGTTAAGCTTGTTACATAAGCTTCGGGTAAGTGTATATTATCGCCAGGAAGCGCCTGCACAAAAGCAAGATGTTCAGGTAGATTCTGATTTTTGTATGGTAGATAAAATTGGTTATAGATCCACCCCTTAGATGGATTGCAAGTAAGTAATATCTTAGGAGTAAGGTTGTATTCATTGAGCTTGTACCTAATACGTGAGCAAACTATGCTATAAGCCTTCTCACTTATCTCAGTAGCTTCATCTAAAAATACATCTGTGAGCTCTAATCCTCCTAAGTCCTGAAAGTTTGGATCTGATGGGTAAAGAAACAAATCAGCTAAGATTATCTCTGAGCCATTGCTGAATTTAATAATATGTGATTGCTGATTATAGCTAAAGTCCTCCCCTGCCTTAAGGCCTATATCATTTGCTACCTGAAAAAATGTATTCATGGTAGTCTTTTTTAGAGTATCTAACTTAGCTCTACCTATCAGGGATCGTGTACCCGGGTACTTTAATCGTCTGAGAATCTGCCACATACAGCCAAGCATAGTCTTACCACCGCCTGCTGCTCCTCCATAAAGTATAGTCTCTACTTGTGAATCTGCTGATAAGAATTTAAGTGCCTCACTTTGCCTTGTAAGAGGCTTAAAATTGTAGTTTATTTGTCTCTCCATTGCACAAAAGTAGGCACAATAAGATGAGAATCTACTGGTGTACGTACTCTTTCTAAATCTAACTGTAACAAATAGGCACCCAATGGTTTAGGAGGCCTCATCCTTTCCACGTGAAAGCCCATAAAGCCCTCATCATACTCTTCTTTATAGCTTGCTGTTCTGATGTGATGCACGTATCTCATATTAATTCTATAGCCTGAGTTACTTGCATGGCATAACTCCTCTACCATATCTGCATGGTGATAAAGCTCGTGAACGTGGCCAGTCCAAATGCAATCTGCTCCATCTATCATTACACCCATTCTGTTATTCTGAATAACTCCCTTAGTAACTACTCCTCCTCCTCCTGATCCATGGTAGTATTTTGTCTTAAATACAAAAGTGCTCGTTTTAGAAGCTACTACTCTATGAATCCACCATCCACCATAGCCGCCTACTAATACATTAGTCTGAGCTTCTCGGTTAAGGCCGCTTACAAAGCGCTCTATTAAGTCAGTCTCGCAATTCTTTATTATAGCAGTCTCATGATTACCATAGCCCACGAATACAAGTAAGTGAGCGTATGGCTTAAACCAATCTATTGCAGTATTAACAAGCGCATCTAAATAGTTAGCTACATTGTGCTCCGGTCTAATATCATTCTTATTGCGCCTTGGATCATACTTGCCCTGCATACAGCAGAACAAATCTCCATTCACAGCAAAGTAGATGTTTTCCTCTAAGCACTTATCTAAGTGAGCTTTAAGTAGCTTTCTATCGCAATGGGGGTTATCCCAATGCAGATCGCTCATCAATAAAAACTTATTCCCACTTTTGCAAGTAGTGATTATGACATTTCTACCCTCTCGCGATGATGTAATCATTTGTGATTATGTTAGATTTTAACTCCTGAAAATGCTTCTTAAATTCGTTGTATGGCACATCTATTACTATTGCGCTATCTATCCCTTTCATCAGCGCTAATGTGCGCTGGCCTACATAGTAAGTACCATCAGCTCTAAACTCTACCTCAGCTTGAACTCCTACGCAGTTGCGAGCATCAAACATAAACGGAATATCCTCAGCATAAGCAGACTCAAGGCCTATATCTTCGCTGTAATTCCACTGTATAATTGTACAGCTACATAGTTCGGGCAGTAGCTTAGCGTTTAAATCTATCGGCTCCTTCTTTCTCTTAAATAGATTCATATTCAAAGGTTAATAAAAAAGCCCAGCGTAGTGCTGAGCTTCTTAAGTTAGTTACTAACACCTAATTGTTAGTGGAAGAAATTGCTATTCTATTCTTATCATTGCCCATGAAGTAGGAATTAAAGCTACAGTCTTTCTTTTTACTGTACAGTGATGATAGAATTCAGCGCGCTGCTCATAGCCTTCTACCTTATCACACATAACCTCATGAGATTCTCCTGTAATTGGATGAATAAATTTTACTTTTTTCACAGCTTCTCCTCCCGAATCTCTATCTTAAATAGCTCTTTGAGTATCTCTATCTCTTCGTCTTTCCAGTTGCTTATGCCCTGCTCTCTGAGGCAGTAATTACTCTGCTCAATGCCTAACTTAAATGCTACGTATTCTTGCTTATAGCCATAAAATAAACGGTAGCACTTAATGCTTTTGTGAAATGGTATCATTGTTTTTAAAATTCTTTAATTAATTTTTGTATTTCCTGAGCAGTCCAATCCTTAGCCATTGTTCTGATCTAATAAGGAAGCTTCTAAATCAAAGTGCTTTCTAATAGCATTGCTCCTGCATACTATAAGCCCATCACGTGCAGCTAATATAGCTTTTACTCTTTGGTCTAAGCTTCTAATCTGGCTATCTAAAACAGCCGGATCATCATTAACCCAAAAACCATGAGAGCTGCTGCATATTGCATAGTTGCCCGTTTGTCTCATGTTACTAATAATTTTACGCACCTTTAGCTCTGTG